AGGATTCTGTGCCATCAATTAACTTAATTGACTTTTCTTCGTGCACGGTTGTAGCCATTAGTCCTCCTTATAAGGTTTAGTTAATTATACCATAAAGGACTTTATTTTTTAGTTAAATCCTGATAGTCTAGTCCCATACCTATGCCAAACCCAGCCTTTTGTGCATTTATACCCTGTAAGGCTGTAATATCATTTGCATTTTGTGCCTTACCCTTACTAAATACTCTAGCCTTCATATCTTCCCAGGCATTGTTCTTTTTAGAGTTTTTGTCTAAATCTACACCCTGGATTGCTGCTAAAAATTTCTTTTCTGAATAATCTAACTCTCTTTTTATATTAAGTGTTGCTGTTAATTCTGGCATAGACATAGATGTTTCCAGTTCCTCATAGTCTTTCCATATACCGAGCAAAAATACCTCAGATTCTAACTTTACTAAATCAAGATCCTCCCATGAAGCACCGCTCTCTGTGGCCTGCTTTTTGACTTCTTCTTCTGATTCTTTGTTTATTTTTATACCTGCTGCAATATCTACAATTTTATATATTGTTTTTAAATCTATACTATCTTCTAAATCTTCAATAGTATTTATTTTTGGATAATATTGTTGCATTGTTATTAATGCACATCTTGCTAATGCTGCGATTGCTTCATCATCTCCATTTGATGATTTTACAGTTTCAAATTCTTGCATAAATTGTCTAAGATATTTTATTTTTAGCGGAGTAATATATATTTGTGTTCCGTCTATCAAATTAATATATGCACTCTCATAAACCTCTGTAGCCATATAATTATTATATCAAACAGAAAAGCCCAGCCTTTTCAAATATGACTGGGCCTTCTGATATTAAGTTGTATTATGCTGGGATAGTACGATCTACGATCTTACCATACGAAGCAGCGTCATTTGGAAGAAGGCGGAATGAAACTTCAAACATTGTAGCCTCATCACGCTTTGCAGATACAGTTACATTCTCAATTGAGAGTGCACGGTATGCTACATAAACTCTTTCAATCTGATCCGAAGCAGCACATTCTCCAGTTCCTGGACCAACCGCTACCAAACCACGCTCGACTGGGCATTCGCCGATGTCTCCTGCAGAAAGGTTTAATGTTGGGTTGCCTGAGACTGTTGTCAAATCGCCATCGCTGCTTGCAAGTGCGAAAAGAAGATTCTCAAGTGTTGACTCAGCAAATGTAGTATTTAGGTTAACCTGCATACCTTGCTTGTACAACTTAGCAACGTCAAGAACCTGGTCTACCTGCACTTCACCGAAGTCAGGCTGGAATTGAATCTCAAGACCATTCATTGTGTAACCAACGTTACGGAAGTCTGCGTGATCTTCAAGGGTATCCTTGTAAGATGTGCCTGCTACGTACGCTGGTAAATCACCATCAGCAAGTACGCCGTCCTCATATGTGAAGAGAGCGGCAGCACCAACGATAATGTTATTGCTTGTACCACGAGTATAAGCCATTTATTTCACCTCTTTATTTTTCTAGAAATTAAAAGGCGTGTTTCCTCATTGATAAGTATACAGCCTTTTATGAAAGGATTTCTGTGTCTTGATGATAATCATAATCAATAATAATCTTATTTCCAGCATAAGTCCTAGCAGTACCAAAGTCTACTATATCTCGTGCCTCTTCTAGATGGTATATCTTAAAGTTATGGAAGAAGAATTTACACTGTAATTCTTCACCCTCAACCTCTATTGTTTTTCCTCTAGCCCATGAGTTTATTTCTTGAGCCGTTACATCGCCACGATCCATAAATCTTAAGACGGCTTCTTGAATTTTAATCATAGTTATGTTTGGTTGTGATCCAGAAGCATAAAAATAATATAGTATCTGCTCACATCTTATGTGTGGAAATGGACCTCTACGCATTCTAAACATTCTGTCCCAAACTGCCATAGACCCCTCTTCTGGAAATTGTGTCTGAAGAGTTTCTATTGTTGACGGCCCTGTTGGAAAAAATGGAACAACAATGTCTGCAAAACCCTCTATTTTTTCTTTTAAATATGTATTAATCCATAAAACTGGTGTATTCAATAAAGATACTGACATTATCTACCAACTCCTGCATTCGCTATCCAGCGATATCCTGTTTCATAGCCTTTTGTTTTTCCGCCACGCTTACCAGCGGATAAATTCTTTTTATATGCTATTGGATTTTCTAAATATTTAGCAATCCCGCTAACTCTTAAAAATGCCTGTGTAAAAAATCTATTAAAAAATGAATCAAATACTTTTTCAAATCCACCCTGCACTGCATCTCCTCCAGGGTTTAAAACTTCAATTGGTTGTCTTGTAAATATTGTTTCTCCATTTATCTCAAATGCCAATGCCTGTGCTCTTTTAGGAATAATAGTAACTGGAATTCCTTGTTCCATAATTCTAGCCTTATCATAAAATGGAACACGTGATCCATTTTTAATAGATGTTGACTGTTTAAATGTTGATCTAAAAGAAAGTCCTATTTGACTTGTTACATATTGTATGTCAAATAATCTAGAATTTGGGCTTCCTGTCTGATTCCATTCATAAATATGGTGAAGCATTTCTGGATTAACTCTAGCATTTGAATCTATATACTCTTTCATTAGTTCTACTGTTTCTAGTCCAATAGTATTCAAGAATGCTTTTTTACCGCCTTGAATTCCCTCAACATATCCAACAGAATAATCTATAATGTTTTTCATGTCTTTACGAAATGCAGTGTTGTTGAATACAACTCTCATACATCTACCGCCTGATTTTCAGATCTGCGAAGAACAAGTTTATAATACTCTACATTTCCAAATGGTCCCGTAAATGGATCTTGTGTTGCTATTTCAAATATTGTAGACTTTCCTGCACGTGGTCCAGAGGTTTCTAAATAAATTTCATTACAATTTTTGTCTTTAATATTTGTGATGATAACATTGGTTACAGAATTTCTTGCTTCAAGACTAGATATTCTTATATCTGTTTTACATCTTCCAAGTAACAATTTATCTTGCGTAATATTAATATTTGGAGTTACCTCTTCTTTAAATGCTGTTCCTGCTGAAGTGAACGAACATGCAATTGTTCTGTCTAGTATCCAAGTCTTTTTAACATTTCCATATGCGCCCTGCTCAACAATTGGGTGATATACGTCTGCTTGCATAGGAAATGCGAAGTCTGGAGTTTCGCATATAACCATTATAGTACCCCGACGAACTCAATCGGTTTGCGATATTTATCAAGTATCTTGTCTACAATTAAATTGCCAGTACCTTCAAATACTGCTCTATCAAACTGAATTCTAAATTGATCTGTATTATAGGCACCAATATAGCGCTTATAATAATCTAACTTACCACAATCGATGTCATGAATAAGTAACTCTGTTGCCCTTACAATATCAGATGGCACCTTGCTATATCCTACTTCTAAAACAACCGTATAGTCCCATGTTTTTGGAAATCCTCGTGCAGAATAATCAAGTTCTGTAATATCTGTTGGTGAGGCTGGCAATAAAATACGAGCAGACTCATCTCTATTTATTGCATCATTAAATGTCATAGTGATTGCAGATCCATCTGGAATAATCTCAAATGCTGAAACAGAATTTTCTAAATCATCTGCATCATAAAGCAATACATTATTTTCATAAACCTTTAAAACTTTTTTAGCATCTACCCAAATAGGAAGATAATCTGTGCCTTGACCTGTTGTTTGAATTATTTTTTTCTTGTAATAAAATTCTACATCACATACAGAGTCTATAATTGCTCTGGCTAATTCTTCATTAGAAGCATAAGTTAAAACTTCACTGGCTGTAGTTCCGTGATCATTTGGATTGATGTATGGACGAACTACATCAATAAAATATTCATCTCCGTCAATTTCTATTTTATATTCTGTATCATATTTTGAAGATAGTGGTATTACAACTTTTGAACTTGCATTAGAAGTAATTGAACCCTCTACAACTGAAGAGTCCGCCATATCTGTAATAGTATAATCATATTCTGTGGATACAGATCCAACATCTAAAGTTACACTTAAATTATATGGCGGTACTCTCAGAATTTGCATTTAGCGACCAAACTCCTTGGCTACTTCTTCTGGAGTAGCGAGTCTAATATGGCTACGCTCTAACCACTTTTCTGCTTGCTCTGGTGTAACAATGTTATATCCACGATATACCTTGCCGACTCCAGACCAACTTACATTCTTTGTAGAATGAATGGCAACTGTTTTATTTGATTTCTTAACAACAGTAGATGGCTTTTCAACCTTGCGCTCTACATGTGTTACTCCAATCACACCGTTGGCAACCTGTCCAACAGCCTGTGCTGTATTTGATCCTCTAGCAAAGTCTGATGTAGTAATTGCATCTGTAGTTTCTGCAGCCTCAGTTACTGAAGCCTCAAAATTATTTTCTGCTGCTACCTCTTCCACCTTTGTTTCTGGCATAGGAGCGTCCACAACTGCCTCATCAACAATTGGTGCTTCTACTGGAGCCTCTGGAGCAACAAAATTTTCTACTGGTGTCTCATTATTAAAATTATTTTCTTCCATTATTTTACCTCCTATGTGACTATTATAACAGAATACTAAAGATTAAGAGGGGGAGGAGAACTAGCCCCTGCCCCCTCTCAAAGGTTACTGATTACAGATTATGCATCTGCAGCAGCGTCTGCCCATGCAATAGCGTCTTCTTCTTCCCATTGAATACCGAAGCGAACGAACACAGTATATTCAATTGTGTCCTTCTTAGCAACATATTCACGGTTGACGACGATATCACGCTGGAAGCCCCATACACGGTTCTGTGGGAATGTCAAATCGACATATCCTTCAGGGTAGTAAGGAACTTCTTGGACATCAATTCCGAGAACACGAGTTGTACGTGCTCCACCGAATGTTTGGCCTTGACCATCAAGGTATGCCTGTGTATTTGCATAGGTATTACCATTCTTGCCAAGTGCCTCAGCGATTGCATCAGACAATGTACCGTTATTCTTAACGATACCTGCGAATGCATCTGTACCTACATAGAACTTAAGGTTATTCTTAAGTGCACGATACTTACGTGGCATTGCAAGGATAATTTCCTGCATCTTTTCTGGAGTCCATGCGTTGTCAGCAACTGTTACGGCTGCTTCATGTGAATCTCCATTGTCCTTGTGCTTCTTGATGAAGCCAGGCATGATTGAAAGGAATGGACCTGTTGTTCCATCTCCATTGATAGCAAGATCCTCAATATCGTTAGCAAAAGCATTGGTCATCAAGCGAACGAGATGATCTTCCAATGCACCTCCTTCGACATTGTCTTCAAGTGCTTCAGCAGAAACTTCCCAATCAAGACGAATTTTCTTGGTTGTAAGTTCTACCTTTGAGAATGTAGCACCAGTGTTTGTGTAGTTACCAACTGCCTGAGCAGCAGCACGAATAACACGCTCACCAACGTTAATCTTCTCTAGTTCCATACTGTTTGCTCTCATGGTCACACGACGACCATCTTGAGCAAGAATGGTTGCATCCCAAACATAATCGATAAAACGACGTGCCTGTTCAGGACGTAAAATTCCGCTTGCAGCATCACCCGAAGGATTTACGGCATTAGGACCAGTGGTTACTCCAAAGTTAGCATTTGGGATGTTACCAAGTGTATCTGCACCTGGATCTGTTACACCACCAACACCACCTGAAGCAAAAGCGCCTTGACCTTGATAAAGACCTGGTGCTGTTCCGCCTAGTTCGCCAGTTTCTCCTGGCTGGTTTTTCTTAATCTCTTCCGACATATTGTCACCTCCTAAGTGATTACTTAATTAAATAAGTCGGCTGTTTTGAGGAAACGTCCGCCCCATAGGGATTTTTCAACCATTTCTGGTTGTTCCTGTACGATCTCGCCTAGATCGCCAGACTTTCGGAAAGCGGTATCTGCTTCTACTGCATCAACTCGCTTACCAAACTTATCTACTTGTTCAACTGTTGCAGCAATGTCTTTGGCGACTGCATCAAGTGAACTCTTTACTGCTGCTGTATCAACCTTTGTAGACTTAAGCATTTCTACTTCTGCCTGCAAAGATTTTACAGTTTCAACTAAATCGCTAAAGGCTGATGTAATTGTATTCTTGATTTCTGCAACTGCTTCAACAATCGCTTCATCTGATTTAGATACTTCTGTAGCAACTTCTGCTGCTAGTGCTTCAACTGTTTCTTCAGCCTTTTCGACTACTTCTTCAGTCTGTGCAACTTCTTCAGTAACTGGAGCCTCTTCAGACTTTTCAGCAACTTCTGCAACAGGAGTTTCAACTACGGCATCTGCCTCTGGAGCGATCTCTTCTGACTTAATAACTTCGACTTCTTCAGTCTTTGTCTTTTTTGCCATAGGATTATCCTCCTTGTTAATCTTAGCATCAATGCCTTTAGCACTATCTACTAAGAATTTGACTATATCCATTTTTTCGTTGTCTTCTTTTTCAACGAAACCTATATTCTTCATCGTATTACCAGTCACTGGACTTGTAACTGATTCTTCATCTGAAACCATAACTAGTCCAGATTCCTCATCGTAAAAAACATTTTCAAGCGCAACATCTTGACCTTTAACAACTTCAATACCATCAACTTTTTCTACATGCATAATGTTTGCAAATTGATTTGCTGGTGAGTCTACTAATGATAATTCAACAAGATCATAATCTTTAATAATTCTAATTGTGGAATCTGACTTCTCATCATAACCATCATCCCATTTATTCATTCTTCCACCAATTGAAAATCCTGTTAATGTACCGTCCAAAACTTTTTCCCATGTATCTTGTGCACCCTTAGAAACATATGCTGACACAAAAACTCCAGAATAAAACTTTTTAGATTCTGGATCAAAATATCTATCTTCTTTAAAGTTAACCATTTTGCCAACCGCTAGTGGCTGATGCATTTCACGAATGTTTCCACGAAACTTTGAAAATGCTTTCATTGATGCCTCTGCGGTAACTATATCGCCTTGCTTATCAATGTTATCAAGAGATGCAAAGCCAGAGACGATACGTCTCTCCTTATCAACCTTCGCAAATGGAAGGGAAAGCCTTACTGATTCTCCATCGGTATCCCAATGGGCTTTAGATATAGTCATACTAGTATATATTATAGAGCCTTTTTTACACAAATGTTAATAAATTGTGTATAAGGTTGTGGATAACTAAGAAGTTGATCTTCCCTCTCCCTTTGGATTTCTTCCACTAATTGTGGCTTCTCCATCGGACTGATTGTTTAGTCTTTCTCCATCCCTAGCCCTTTCTGAATTATCTTCTGGCTTAGGGCTAAACGGCTCATCTCCTCCTTCCCTCTGGGGTAATCCAAGAACAGATCTAGCCTCATTTGGAAGCATAACCTGAGTTTTGACATATCTTTCTAATATTTGAGATTGAGCGATTTCGTCTGTAAGGGTTAGTTCTTTAAATTTTAAGACAAGAACATCTGTTTTTTCCTTAACTATCTTGTTAATAATTTTTTCTAATTCTCTTTGTGCTGGCCTAGAGACTTGTTCTTTAAATGTACGATCTTGCGCTAATGCTGCTGCAATTGATCCAGAATCTCCTCCACCTATTTTTGATAACGGGACCTGATGTGCAATTAAAACATCATCACGATTTTGCTTGCGATATTTTTCAAACGAGCCTTCTTGGACACCATTCTCGATTGGCTCCATCTTGAATTCAACTTTATTACTATCGCTATCTCCAGGAAGCGGAATATACAGAGTTCTGTGTGATTGGCCCTTAAGCCCAGTCTGCAAAAATCTAAACATCTTATCTTCAGCATCAGCAGATAGACGAGCACCCTTTAGTGTCACAACATAACGAGGGACAGCCTTATTGCTAAAGTAGTCAATGTTATATTGTGACGCTAATTGGTCTCCATGGAGCGAGTTTATTGCCGACATGATATCTGGGACACCATAAAAAGTATTTAAAGGCGAATACTGTTTAAAGTGTATAATCTCATTAGGCCTTGGATCAGACGTAACTGGATTAGCATTTTTTGCCCCAAAATTTCTAAAATATACAACTTTACTTCCAATAATTTGAACATATCCATCACGCAATCTACGAACACGCATTGTTGTTGCTGGAATATGTCCTACATAGCCAATCTCTCCACGAGTTGTTCTTCCAATCTCAAGATATCCATTTCCTACAGCCTGAACATCTGTATAAACCTTCATCATTGTAGTTGTAAAAGAATCATCATCATTTAAAGATTCAAGCCATTCGTGCATTTCAATTTTTGCACGTTCAATTCTATTTCTTGCTCTATCTACTTGACCCTTATCCTTATTTGACTCAAGTCTTAACATCGTACTTGGAGAAACTTCAAAGTCATACCCAAGGCCAACTATATTT